TAGTAACGTTAGCTGAGCTGTCGAAAACCCGCAAGATGATAACAAATCTTGCGGTTGACTTGTCGAAAGCAGCAATGCTTTTGACTCGTGGAGCATCGAAATCCGATGTTCTACGTAGTCTGAACAGTAAGCGCCATTATAAAGATCGTCATGTCAACTGGTCCAAGCACAGTAAAACTGCTTCTTCCAGATGGCTTGAAGTTCGTTATGGTTGGATGCCTCTGTTCTACGACGTGCTCGGCACCCTCAATGCGCTTTCAGGCGACTACCGTCGTTTGAATACCGCTCGTGGTTTTGCTAACGATTCTGTTAGTTCGACCACCTCCAAATCAGCCGGTTCTTCTGGCTATTGGGGCTTCGATTATGATGAAACTATCATGCTCGAAAAGCGGTTTAGAGCGTATATCTTATACGAGGCTGATCTTTCAGGGTATCGTTCTCAGAAGCTGGGTTTGCTGCAGTTACCAGCTTCTTTGTACGAGATTGTTCCCTGGAGTTTCGTCCTAGATTGGTTTATTAATCTAGGTGACTGGCTTGATGCCATGTCTCCTCGTATTGGGGTAAAAATCGTAGCAAGCGGCTATACTGTTAGTAAAGTTTACTCTTGCGTTCGTCAGGTTACCGGATTTAATCCCGGTATCCTAGTTAGCGCAACTGGTGTTGTCGGATCTTACGACACGATCTCCATCAGGACCAAAAGTCGAGTTCCCTTTCTTCCAGTCTTACCGCTACCCCGTGTTGATGTTAAAATCAACTGGAAACGCACTGTCGACGCCATAGCCTTACTTAGGCAACAGGCTAGACACCTTTAGGAGTCTTTGCATGTCAACGATTCAACTCGCAGCAGCAATCGCTACGCCTACTGGTACAGGGAAGTTGTACAACCCTTATGGATCCGACCTTCATCGGTCGATCTACCAGGAGAACGGAGCGAGCGGCCAACCGTCGGTACTTGCGTTTGCACGCACCCCGCCGAAGCCCACCGGACAGAACCGAGTCAACCGTGGTGAAATGAAAATCACCACGTACTTGGCTGACGCTGAAGGGGTTCTTCACCCCTGCATCGTCCGCGCTGAGTACTCGTTTCCTGTCTACGTCACAACGGCACAACGGACGACGTTAGCTGAAGAGCTTGGTCTGCTCTTCGCGCTGACGCCGGCGAGGAGTTTCCTGTTTCAGGATCTCCTCCCGCTGTGAAACCTCCTGATAAGGTTATTATCCTTGTTGTTGTGTTTCTGATCGCCCTATTCGGAGGTAATCCGGATATAGCTCTCAGGTTATACAACATCGGGTTAGTAGCCTTTACCGGGAGTCCCCGTTAGCCTTACTTAAAAGGATATATCCATGCAATATGGATCTAAGTACCTTAAGGCTCAACTTCTTTTAGCCTATGACCGTGAGGTCCCGGCTGTTGAATCCTCCCAAGTAATTTGGGAATCCTTCAAGAAGTTGGTGATCGTTTGTGTTGATCGAGAGTCAGAATGCGATCTTTATGATCGCATACTCCAGCTTATAAAAGCTAGGGATATCTGCACTCTTCTCGATCTAACCGCCTCCTTAGCGAATCCACTTCTGTATGATTCGGCTTCGGAATTTTTCAAAAAAGCGGTTATGTCCTCATTCTTAAAGAAATTTCCTTTTAAGAATGTCCCTGGTATCGATCCTCTCTCTGCTGCTCTTGCTCGGAGTTCGAAAGCTGAACTTCTTTGCCGGTTAGCAAACAAAAGACTTCGATACTTTTCCCGCTATGAGTCACGCCTCTTTTCCAAGAAACGTGATGTCGCGCAGATTTTTCATGCTGCTCGATTGAAAATCTCAAGGTGGTTGGGTGAGTGCGATATACCTTCTATCGTACTCAAGGCCAGACACGGACCGGGTGGTAGCTTGGGCGTGAAACGCCCTAAGGTTGTAGCTTATTTTAAGTATGCTACTTTCCCTTACACGGTTACTGCGCGTTGCTATCCCTACGTAAAAGCCCTGGTTATGTCCGATCCGCAATGGCATCGGGCACTTTCAGGATTGGACCCTTTTCTTGAGGGGCCTCTTCTTCCGGTCGATGTTCTGTTCGGTCGAAGTTGTAGGATTGCAGATTACAACAATGTGACTTACGTCCCTAAGACTGCTCTTACCCATAGGGCAATCGCAATCGAACCCACGTTGAATATTTTCCTTCAACTTGGTGTCGGCTCCGCTATTCGGGATAAACTCCGAAAAGCTGGTCTAGATCTAGATTCTTGTTGGCAGAGGAATATTTCCCTTGCTAATAAATCTTCTAGTGCTAAATCAGGTGATGAGTATTTTCTCTCAACTCTTGATCTTTCTATGGCCTCCGACACTATCTCTATCGAACTGGTTAGGGCTTTGCTGCCCCCAGACTGGTTCGATTTTCTCGACGCCATTCGATCCCCTAACGGGATGATTGATGGCTCCGAGAAGAGGTGGGCTAAGTTCTCCAGTATGGGGAACGGATTTACCTTTGAGCTCGAAACACTTATTTTTTATGCTTTGGCATTAGCTTCAGTAGAGTTTACTAAGGCTAGTACAAGACATGTTAGTGTTTTCGGGGACGATATCATCTTACCGACACAATCTGTCAACCAGTTTACTCGTGTTTTGAGATATTCTGGTTTCTTGATTAATGTTGATAAGAGTTTCGTCGAAGGTCCCTTCCGCGAAAGTTGCGGGGGTGACTTCTTCTCAGGGGTGGACGTACGCCCTCTTTACTTGAAACGAGAAATTGTTTCGGTAAAGGATCTCATCTTTTTGCGGAACTCCCTTCTTCTTTTGCGAGATAAATTTCTCTCGCTTGGGATCTCCGCACAGGAGTTAACCGATCATCTTGATTTTCTCGATAGCCG